TTAAATTCTTCATCTAGCTTTTGACTGATATATTTTTGTAAACGTTCGCAATATTGATTGAAACGGAACTCTTGAATCATAGCTGTACCAACACGTCCATCATTCATTGGAGTAGGATTGTCATCTGGTCCTGTTGGAAGATAGCTACTTGGCACACGTAAACCACGTGCTAATCTGTTGTTAAAGTAACGCAAGTCATCAATCTCACCCAAATTCTGTCCACCGGGTAACACTTCAACACTTGATCCTCTTCCGTCAGCAGTAACTGGAAAGAAGTAATCTTCATTCATACTTAATGGGTTATAACTAGCATCAACTACACTGCCACCACCATGCGTACTTGGAATACGTCTTTGATGAATCTCATTTTTAATACGTTCAACAAAAGCCATAGCTAAGTGACTTGGCATATTACCAACGTCAATCTTAAACATTCTACGTTCTGGAGCACGTTGTACACGATAGATAAGAACCGCGTCTTCTAATAATTCTTTTTGCTTATAGACTTTAAAGACATTCTCTAAAATACTTTGACCAAAGGGCCAGAAGCGGTCTAGCCCTTCTGTTAAGCTTAGATGAACAACGTGTTTAGCATCAATGGCTGCTTCACTTTGACCTAACGTAAAACGACTACCCGATGTGTTGTAGGGCATTGCAGGTACTGTATACCCGCCACCTGCACCACCACCGCCTGTACCACCTACCCCAGTTGCTGGATTAGCGGCAAAGTCTGTATTAGTTTTAGTAGCTACTGACAAGTTCTGTAAGTTAATGTTAATATCTTTAATAACATATTGCTCGGGCTTTTTACCCTCACTTTCATTTACAATAACTTTAATAACCTTAGTCATATCTACCCAGTATAGCTTAAAGTTTTCTGGGTCACGTACAAAGACCTGATCACCAAACTTAATTGTATTACGGAAGATTTTGAATGTTCTAGTATCAAATTCGTTTAATTTGCACCATTGTTGCAGTTGTGTTTTTAATAGTTCAACTTCATGTTGTGTAGGTTCGTCTTTGAAATCTAAGTCAAAGGGTGTTTTATTATGTTCGTTTGTTTGTGTACTGAATTCACTTATAATGTCTAAGCAAGCATTAATTTCAGCATCAACATCCATCATTTCATATTGGTTATAGCGTTCAATACGATTTGGGTGACCTGTATATACTTCTGGTAACCGGCTACGATAGTTCTTATAGCCCATTTCAGCATTGTTGTAACCACCGGTATCACTACCGTTTTGTCCTGGACTACCGTTCCATGCACCGGTATTATTATTGAATCCAGAAATGGGACTAGAGATACCGGATTTGTTTGAGAAGCGTTTTGTATAGGTCATAGTAGATACTTTGTTTAGTATTTAGCGTTAAACCATTGCATTACGTAATAATTTATCTGATATATCATTACCATCACTAAGTTTAGAAATCATTGTATCAAATTTATCTTCCATTAGAACTATCAATTCTTGCAATATAGCAGAAGGTGAATCAGCTAGATTGTCACTATTAGAGCCTAAATTATGCGTTGCAGTAGTTACACTTTCCTTTTGTACCCCATTAGCCAATTCATCAAATTGTGGCTTAGGCATAGCAACTTCTTCTTCATGTAGCATAACTGGATATCCGGATGCTGGACCTTTAAATACTCCACCAAATCTAGCCATTTCAAAGTGTACTGGGTCCTTTGGTACTGTTTGGAATAATCCTTGTTTATTCATTGCGTCTACTGCTTTTGGATCATTATAATTCTGTATATCAACTGCAAAACCACGCTCATGCTTACTAGTACCAGGTCGACCTATAGGCATATTCTTAGCAGTTTTGCCCGGGCGTCCGGCCGCAACTGATTCATCCCATAGTCTTTGCTGATCTTCTGGATCACGTTTAGCACTATTAATTGAAATTGTACTACCAGTCATTGACTTAAATTCTTTTGCCGCATTTATAATTTTAGATTTAATACTATCATTTAATTGTTCAAAATTAGATTTGCTTCCGGATCTACTTCCAAAAGTGAATAAGGTTTCAATTCCCTTAATAACTTCACTTATACTTGTAGTAGGTGTTGCAGTTAATGCGGCTGTTTCACTTCGTTTACCTTCATTACTCATTGAGACTGGTTTTGCAGTAGATGCAGTAATTGATGCGGCAACTGGTGCGGTAGTTGCACTTCGTCTACCTTCATTACCCATTGAGACTGGTTTTGCAGTAGATGCAGTAATTGATGCGGCAACTGGTGCGGTAGTTGCACTTCGTCTACCTTCATTACCCATTGAGACTGGTGTTGCAACCGGGGTTGGTGTTGGTGTTATAGAACGTGTTGCAACCGGTGTTGCAACCGGGGTCGGTGTTGGTGTTATAGAACGTGTTGCAACCGGTGCCGGCGTTTTTGCAGTAACAGGTGATGATGGAGATTCTGGCGATACCGGGGATTCCGGAGACTCTGGCGATATAGGTGGTGGTACAGGTGTTGTTGAAGTATCACTACTTCCACTAGATTTAGTAGTTTTTATATTGCCGCCGGATACAGGTTTTGCGCCAACCGTTTCATTAAATTTAGTAACAGCACTATTAAATGTATCGCTAGCTGTTTTGTTTAATTTGGCAGCGGCATTAAATGAAAAAACTACGCTATCTAATTGTTGTGCCGCAGACTGTTGTAATCTTCTACCTTCTATATTATCTTTAGTAACTTGATCGGTACCTTGACGTTCTTTTTGCAATTGAGATAATGACTCATCAAAACTTTTACCAGATTTTTCTGATAGTTTAGTTGCCGCATCTATCATTTTAGTATTATCAACTAAATTACCAAATTTACCAGTCAATATGCCACTAGTATCACCACCGACAGTTTTAGTACCTGCCATTTGTTTAAGAGTTTCTTTACTAGATTCATTACCTTGTTTAATAACCTCAGCAATAGGTTTTCCATCTAATGCGGCTTGAATACCTTTACCATATGTCATCATTGCGGCTGCTGAGGCATCATCTATTGGGCCTCCGGCTGCTCCATATCTAGTTACACCGGTTGAACCTCTAGTATCTCCGGAGTCACGCAAATATGCGGCATATTTAGCTATTCCTTCTAATTGTTTTTGACGAGTAGTATCTCCGTCAATTTCAGCTTGTAACATTGCCGCACGTAATTCTTCTTCAGCCATAACTGCGGCACGTGATTCTTCTTGTTGTTTGCGTGTTGCTCCAGACAACATTGCTAATTTATCTAGTTCTTCAACATATGCAGATGCACCTTTAACTAAATCTTGCTGACTCTTACCCTGCATCATGCCCATGCGAGTTTGTTGAGCCATGTATTGTAATGTGTGTTCACGTTGTTGATCTGCCGTAACACCGAGCATTTCTAATTTTTGACCAACGTCACTCTTAACTAGTTCTCCGGCTACACTAGCAAATTTATTAGCACCTGTGGCAGCAGTGGTGCCAAATAATTTTAAATCTCTTGCATTAGATGCTAATAGTGTATTGAATTTTTCTAACTCTGCAGTAGTCATGCCTAGTGTTTGAACCATTTCAAATACACCTGTCATTCCCTTAGCACCTGCTAATCCAGCCTCACTTAATTTAGTAAAACTCTCATAAAGCTTATCATTTTGTTCTGCGGCTATTCTATTTGCTTCAGCCGCGGCTTCTACTGCTACACCTAATAATGCTATTGCACCTCCTGCTATCCTGGCTGCTATTCCCAAACCAGGTATAAACATCATGGCCGCGCCAATACCCTTTAAGGCAGTACTGATACTATCTGCAAACGCACTTACCGCTTTAGCACCTACTTTAGCACCACGCTCACCTTCATAAAGTGATTTGGTCATCGCTGTTGCGGCCTTAAATATCCCTTCGAAGGCTGCAGTACCTAACTGTACAGCCGCAGTCATGCCCATGCTACCTTTAGTTGATTCTAATATTCTATTAGAAAATTCACCTACTATAGCTTTTGTACTATTAAGTCTAGAGGAAAGTTCATTAAATGCTTTGCCCGGAGCATCTAGTGTTTTAGCAAGTTTTTCTGTTTTATCATTAATATCTCTATAATTTGCTAATGTCTTTCTTTGTTCTACTGTTAATTCAACTGTGGTTTTTACGAATTCCCCATTACTTTTAATGAGATAACCCATATTCTCCATTTCTTTGTCAAATATAGCTTGACGTTTATTCTGAAGTGTAGTGTTTTTACCTAATTGGGCTTCTAATTCTTCATTTAATTTCAGCTCAATTTTAGAACGTTTTTCAAATTGGGACTCTAACGCTTTATAGCTACCGTCGGCTCTCCTTACGTATCCTTCTTCTGCCGCATATCTTTCTTCGGACAGTTCTTTGGATCTACGCAACATCTCGTTGAGTGCATCGAAATCTTCATAATTATTAGCCATGTTTTTACCCACTAAATAGTTAATAGTATTTATATATTAAAAAACCCCCAGGAGAACATATGAACACAAATCCATTAAAACAATACTTCCGTAGACCTGAAATTTATCTAAAATTACCCAGTAACGGCAATTTTTACCCAGCTGGTTCTATTGATTTGCCCGAAAATAAAGAATTACCTATCTATCCAATGACTGCTATCGATGAAATAACAAGCAAGACACCTGATGCACTATTCAATGGAACTGCTGTAGTTGACATTATTAAAAGTTGTGTCCCAAGTATCAAAGATCCGTGGTCTATCCCTAGCATTGATTTAGATCCACTATTAGTGGCAATTAGAGCGGCAAGTAATGGTAATTTACTTGATATTGAATCAACATGCCCAAGCTGTAGTGAACACGCTTTGTATAATATAAATTTAGTAGGATTATTAAGTAAAATTGAAGTTGGTAATTATGATGAACCAGTAATACTAAATGAACTAACTTTCAAATTCAAACCCTTTACTTATCAGAAAATAAACAATATCAATATGGTACAATTTGAAATTGAACAATCAATCAATAAATTACAATCTATTGAAGATCCAATTGAACGTCAAACACAATCTGGTATTACTATGCAAAAATTAAATAAATTGAGCATGGATTTAATTAGTGAATCTTTAGAATATATTAAGACTCCTTTAGAAATTGTGAATGAAAATGAATATATTTTAGATTTCTTACAAAATTGTGATCGTAGAACCTTTGAACAACTTAGAAATACAGCAGTTAAGCTACGTGAGTCATCACAACTTAAACCATTGGATGTGAAATGTATCCATTGCTCACATGAGTATACACAAAAATTAACACTTAACGTATCTGATTTTTTCGCTTAAAGCTTCTATATCTTAACTCTGAAGATATACAGAAGCTAATAGATGATATGGAATCAGAGTCTAAAGCTATAAAAAACACAGCCATAAGATACTCTTGGTATATGAGAGGTGGGGTTACCTATGAGGATGTTTTAAATATGTCTACTACTGAACGTAATATTATAGGTAAATTAATAGAAGAAAACTTAGAAACAACTAAGAAATCAGGGCTACCATTCTTTTAATTAATTCCGTAACTGTTCATTTATCATTACGGGTTATCTATGTAAAGATGAACTTCGTTCATCTAAGAACTCACTTCGTTCGTTCTTAGTTTTTATGGTTATCTATTGTCTTTTACTCTACATTATGTATGGACTATATTGCCGCTTTGAAGCCATGGTAGTGCTATTCAGCACTACCAATGGTTAAGGGTATTTGCCATGCCCGTCATCCTTTGTTATCTTTTCCCCGTCTAATTAGCTATTTGTTGCTACTAAACGCTACCGGTTGCTCTGTAAAGTTATGGGACTGTAGTGAAGCTATCAATGATTTTTCAATTGATTCTTCAGCAACGCACTTCTCACCCCGCAAAAATAAAGTAGGGGTGAGCTTGTTGAGGGTTCGCTTTGTCGATTGCCCTCTCGGTATTCCATAGTTATCACTAACTATGCTTACTCCAGATCCATCAGCGTTTAACCGCATCTTCAAGGAGGTCTGACAAACTCAGACAACGAATTTTTATTTGATTATGTTGTTGGGATATTGATAACAGTTTGAGTTGACGTTGTGTCTGTTGGTGCTGAATAGCTTTTTAATAATGTACTGTTGTGTAGGAAAAAGTCATCAAATTCAACGATTAACCAATCGCCAAACTTGCTTGACGAATAATAGACAAAATTGTCTGTTATCCATGTTGAGCCGCATTGCACGGCAACATAACGACCTTTTCTATTAAACTTCATAAACAATAAATTTACATCACCATTATCGGCAACATCCATTAATTGTTCAATCCATGTATTTATTACTTTACATTCGCCTGAAAGTAGTAAGTGAAAAGGAAAATCTGCATAAAACTTACATTCAATATTCATTTTACTGAAACTTTGACCGGGTACAATATCACCTTTGAAAGACCGTACTTGTCCTTCATGTAATACTGCTGTTCTATGCTGATTTTTACCACCAATGTAAGCGCCAGAACCAGGTGCTCTTATAAAGCTTTCGCCATATAGGTCAGAAAGAAACTTTGCAACTTCTCTCTCAAATCCTGATCCTTTAGCCTTTTGCGGTGATGTCATGTTAATACTTATCTGTCTCTGTGTCTCTTTGAAATTATTCTGTATCAACTGCGGTTGAATAACTTGTAAAGCCGTTCTCTTTAATTACTTTAAGAACACTAGGCACACGCCCGGCTAATTCTTCACGGTGACTTACAAGCCAAATACTTTTCTGTCTGCGTCGGCTCATGTCTTTAAGGATTGCAATAGCATTCTCAACACCCATAGTGTCAAGACCACTATCAATCAATTCATCAATAAATAATGTATTGATAGGGCGATATAAACTTTCCCATACATCTCTAAACGCAAAACTTAAACCTAAGATCAATCGGTTACGTTCACCACGACTTAGATTATCAAAATCAAGTTCACGACCGAGCTCGGTAATCTCAACTTGTAAATCATTCTGGAAAATAACCTGATGGGGTAAACCAATCTTATCTAAATAATGTGTTAATCGTTGATTCAAGTAACTTAAATTCTGGTCAATAATCTTCTTACGAACAAAACTATCTTTGCTAACTAACAAATCTAACAAGAACTTTTGATGATCCATTGTTCTTGTCAATCTGTTGATAGCATTAAAGTCAATAGATTGTAATGCGTTACTCTCCATCTCTACTACTTGTTCAGCATATGGATCAGTTTCATTACCTTTAGTACTAATTTGTGTTAATAAACTATTAACAGTAGAACGATGTTCAACAGCTTCTGCCTCTGTGTCATAAATTGTAATAGGTTGAGGCCCTAATTCAACATAACTTAACTCATTAAGTTGTTCACTAAATGGATTAGATTCTTGTTTCTTATCTTCCCATATCTTCTTTAAGTTAGCTACATCACCACTATGACGAATAGCTTCTGCTTCTGTTTTATATTTTGGAGTAGGCTTAAGACCAATATCTTTTAATGCTGATTGATTAGCCTCTAAATGATCTTCCATCATTGCTAAATCAGCTTTTGTATTTTCAAGTAACGTAGTTTTTTCTAACGTAACTTCTAAATGTTTGTCATCATGGAAATCTTGACCACATGCATAACACTTATGATCCTCTAATTCTTTAATTTCCCGAACCAATTTCTCAATTAATTTTTTTTCTTTAGTAATATTCTTGTTTTGGGTGTCAATTGCTGTGGCAATAATCTTTTGGTCAGCTTCATCTTTGATCCACTCTTTTAAGTCAACCCATGATTTGAGTTCGGCTTCAATATCATACTCATTCTTGCGTAGGTATGTAGTATGTGCTACTGTAATATCAGTATCATGTTTTTGTTGCCATGCAGTAGAACGTGCAACTAACGCATTATACGTATCCTGTGCTTCTTTTTGTTTAGCCCAAACATTCAAATCTTTATGTGCTAGTAGTTCTGCTTCAATATTAATCTTGCTCAATTCATCATGATCGGCAACTAATTTAGCAAGATCCTCATCATGCTTTGCTTTCCATAACTTCTGTCTACGTTTGAAACTTTCAATCTGTTCAGCTACACGTTTGTTAGCTTCTTCAATACCCTTAACACGATATTCTTCTTGTTGTATACTATCTTTACTGTCACGGATCATATTCTTAATGACCTCAGCTTTTTCACTTAACAAAGTAATACCAAGCAATTGTTCAATGATATCACGTTGGTCATTAGTTTTCAATGCCAAGAATGGTTCACTATAAGTATTCAACACAACAATATGTTTGAACATATCGGCACTCATGTGAATAACATTTTCAATAGCTACTTGTGTTTCTTTATTCTCACCTTGTGCATCATCAGTATTCTTTTGTAAATCGTTGTTCACATAGAAACGTAAGATATTGGGCTTGCGACCTCGTTCAATCTTATACTCAATACCATCTACACTAAACTCTAGTGTAACCATCATGTTTTTGCCATTAGTACGATTAACTAGGTTATCTTTGCGAATGCTATTGATTGGTACACCGAACAAGGCATAGCTAAGACCTTGGATCAGCGTTGTTTTACCTGTACCATTACGAGCACCGTCACCACCTAAGTCTAAGTTCTCACCTAGAATAAGTGTTAAGTCTTGACGGTCAAAACTAACTGCTTGAGTAACTTGCCCGATCGATAAAAAGTTTCGTAATGTAATATTCTTTAATGTAATCATGTTTTGTATTTCCAATGAGACAAATCTCTTTTAGTAAAATCCTCAAGATATGAGATTTTATAATTTAGGTAAGATATTAAATTTTTAGATAATATTATTTTTATAAGATGATCTGTTTTGAGTATTATTTTTTTACCAAGCTCATCATCATAATGACTTTTTATTTCTAAAAAGTCACACACATCCCCTACAAACTGACTTGGATTATTAATTATATCATCATAAAACATAATCTTTGTGTTGAATTTACTCCAATAAGTTAAAATTTTTTCGTAATTAGTTAGACCTATTAAATTTTTATTGTAGAGAGTAAAAAAACGTTCAGGTGAAGAAAGATCCTTCATAGCAAAGTTATACCAAGATTCTAATAACTCATATGGATTACGAAAAATTAAACTTAGGTGAGATGTTTTTTCTAAAATTTTTTTATTTGAGTTGTCAAAAAACCAAGTGTCAAAATTTAAAGAAATATTATAATTTTCATAAAATTTTAAATATTCGTCACTCGTATTAAATTTTTTCTCTTTGATACTATGATTGGTGTTTAATCTGTTATTATCATCAACAATGCACTCTATTTTGTCATTGTTTGTTCTGGATGTAAAAAAATCTATGTCCGGGTGGGTTGATAATTGTAACCAAAGCCAAGTTGTTCCTGTTTTCGGAAGACCAATATTACGATAATGTAGTAATTTCATAGGTTATTATAAATGTCCAACAATAGTTTTTTGTCAAAAGTATTTGATTCAATCGAATTAATTTGGTCAATGACAATTTGGTCAACTGATTCAAAACGTAATCCATCTGAACCAGCAATCTCTGTTTGTTCTGCCTTCATTGGTATCAATGCCATTTCTCTTAGTTTATGTTCTGGGATTAATGTTTCTCTAATGAAGTTAGCTTCTTCATAACTAATATCAATGTCAAGATGCACTCTAACATGACTGTCAATCAATAGCAAGCCCTCAGGGTTTTCTAATACATCACTTAGTTTATATACACGATATAAGGGTTGACGTGGCCAACTAAAGAATTGAGGATCTTGCCCCCATTCAAGTACCATCATACCACGTGCATCATCACCTGCGTCAGCATAGTTATGCGGGAAAGCGTTACCTATATACCATACATTTTTTTTGCTTTGACGTTTATGAAAATGACCACTGAATACTTTATCAAACCCACTTAAATGTTCGCTATTGATTTCACCGTGATCGGGCATCTCAACCATAGCATTCATATAAAAGTGAGGCAATTCAAAATGACCAAACATATATTTGCCACTTAGTTTTTTTAATTTCTTGTAATCATCTTGTACAAGCCATGGCGCAATAGTTACATCACCCTCAGTGAAGAAGTCATTAACGATAGTTAGATTAGGTAGATGTTTAGCCCATTCAACACTATGAATGTCACGGCGATCACGATAATATAAATCGTGATTACCCGGAATAAAGAAAACTCTATCAAAGGATGCACTTAGTTTTTCTAGTGCTTGTAAGCCAAATTGTAATGTATGAATGTTAATACTTGCTCTATGATGATTAAAATCACCCAAAAAGAAACAAGTTTCACACCCTTTACTTTTTGCTTTAGTAATGAACCAATCTACAAAATTGGCACAGTCTTGATTATGTTGTAGGCTGTTTGACTTCAATCCGAAATGGATGTCCGTAAAAACAGCGGCTTTTTTAAAAAGGTTACTCATGTGTTTATTATATAGGATATGGCACTACAAAGCAATGCCATTGGACAAATTATTCTTCGTAAACTGTACTGCTTGACCCAGAGCCTTGGCGACTCCAACTTGGGTTAAGACCGTTAATTTCTAAGATATCATCACGTATGTTTTGATTACGCTTTTCTGTATTTAGGACACGACAGAAACTATTTGTTATAGCAGCCGTATAGTAAGCGAATGGGTTTGCTGATTTAGCTTCATTGAATCGTAAGCCAACATATGTTAATTGTAAGATAGCACTATTACGCATTTCATCATTATATGTATACCCACGCCAATTATATTTCATTGCATATTTTTCGCACATCATAATATACATACGGGCAAGTTTGTTTGTGATTTTTCCGTGTTCTTTATTAAAAGAACCAGTTGGTAGATCACCTTCCCAATGACTTTTACCTACACAATAGAATGTATTATTTTCGTCAATTTTATAATGTTGGAATGGGGGAAAGTTTACTTTAACATGAACCATGTCATCTACTTCAGCTTTAGTTGTATTATCTTCTAGGTCAGCAAAAATCTCATCTGGATTGGGTTCTTCAAACTCAAAGATATCTTTTGCTGTTTTCTTTTTAATTGTTTTGCGGGGTTGTTTTGGTGCTACCGGAACGTGATCCCAGTTCATTACACGAAATACTAAATCTGTTAATGGGATAGAATCAGGAGAAACACTATCTTTACTACCTTGTTCCAAACTAAGACGTAATGCACGGGTTTCTTTTGCTACTTGAATTGTTTCGGGTTTAAAAGCGTATGCTAGACTTTCATCAATTGGTGCTTGTGGCATATCTACTATGAAGTCATACCTATGATATTCTGGTTTAGTAAAACAGCAATAAGCGTTTTTACTTTCGTGTATCTCTTTTAGAATATCTTTGTTATTGAGATAGTTGACGGGTTTGCGTGGCGCTGGTAGTAGAGACATAGTTTCCTTGTTATGTTTGATGTAGTGTAACACATTAGTTGTAGAAAAGCAACATTTTTTTATTGAAAAGGGTAAAAACAGCACTTTTATTTAGCGATAAATATGTGTAAGGATAACAACATATTATGGCAAACCCAACCACAGCCGCTGAATGGAAACAAGTTGCAGCCAATGCTCAGGCACAGATAGATGCGGTCAACCAACAAAAGGCGCAAGGTGAAGCACAGATCACTGCGCTAGAACAACAACTACTATCCAATGGTCAACAAATAAGTGACTACTTAATCGCTAATCCTAGAATTACCTCAAGAGACCCTGGATTATTAGCTTTACAAGCACAAACAAATACTATTAAACAAAATTTAGCTAAAACAGAAGTATATGTAAGAGCTACACTAACATCACAACTATTTCAACTTAGAGCAACTATAAACAATGCTAATACACAGGCTGGAGTAGCAACAACTGGTGCTCCGAATACAAACACAAATACTCCGCCTGAAACAGTTGTTCCTGATCAATCTAATACTGCTGTCATTACAGAGACCCCTCCTCCAATTGAAAACACTACGTCTGCAAATACTACTGACCCAAACAGTGATCCTAATACTAATATAGGTTCTGAACCAGTTGTTGAAAACGCTACCCCAGCATTTGTTACTGGTCAAAATGCTGCCGCCGATGCAGCCTTCCAAGAAGCCAACGCATCAGAACAACAAGTTATAGATCCAAATAGTGATCCTAATACTAATATTGGTAATGATTCACAAGAACCACTGCCCCAACCTCAACAAGAAATTGGATTAAACAGCGATCCTAACACAAATATTGGTGCTGATATACAAACAATTGAAAATGCGGCACCGGCAACTATTAATGCAGACGATGCAATTGAAAAAGCAAGATTAGAAGCTGAAGAAATAAATGGCGAAATTCCCCCACGTACAGAACAAGATATATTTGCTGCCGAAGGTGTAACAAATGCAGCCGGTTTGCAAGGGAAAGTAGAGAATGCTAGAGCACAACAGATTACACAAGATGCAGAAAACGCAAAGACACAGGGTGATTGGCGTGTACGATTAAGTTTAGCACCTAGTGCAGGATATTTGTATAAAGCACAAAACCCAGGCATATTAGCACCACTACAAAAAACAGACGGAGTAATTTTTCCATATGTTCCACAGATTCAAGTTATATATGCCGCACATTATGATCCCGCAGAATTAATACATAGTAATTATAAAATATTTCAATATAAAAACAGTAGCGTTGACCAGGTTACTATTAATTGTGATTTCACTGCACAAGACACTGAAGAGGCAAATTATATGTTAGCCGTTATACATTTCTTCAGATCAGTGACTAAAATGTTTTATGGTCAAGATGAGATACCAAAACTAGGAACACCTCCACCGTTGTGTTATCTATCTGGGATGGGCGATTTTCAATTTGATAGACACCCATTAGTTATATCATCATTTAATTATAATTTACCTAATGACGTGGACTATATAAGAGCAAGTAGTCCAACTTTGTTATCCGGAGTTAACTCAACTGGATATAATGATAATAGAAATAGCGATTTAACACCAAGTCAAGTTAGAATGCAATCAGGAACTAATCATTTAAATGCAGGAGCAACAGAATCAGCACCTAATTTTAGTAAAGCAACAAACACACAACCCACATATGTACCTACAAAAATATCAATATCATTAGTGGCATATCCAATTGTAACACGTAATGCTATAAGTAATACATTTAGTTTAAAAGATTATGCTACTGGCAAATTACTACAGGGTAGTAAGAATCCAAGTGGCGGAGGAATTTGGTAATGTCAAATAATACACTTTATCCAGCAACAAGCCCGTACTATGTAACAGATATAGTTAATAGTAAATTTTTAGATGTAATGATAGATAGACCTATCTATAAACAGCCATCGGATATCTATTGGGAAATAACAATGGTATATGAATTTCGTCCTGATATGTTAGCATTTGACTTATATGCTGATAGTAGATTGTGGTGGGTATTTGCACAGCGCAATCCAAACAGATTAAAAGATCCTTATTTTGATTTTGTAACAGGGGTAGGTATCTATTTGCCTAAAGCAGATTTCTTAAAACAACTGTTGGGACTATAAATGTATTCTATTAAGATACAAGACACTACTGGACTTTGGATAGTAATTGATACAACTACCGGTAAAAATATTAGCAGAGGAGCGTTACCGTCAATAGCCATTAATCTTGCTATTGAAAAGGGCATGCCTGAATCGCTTAGGCCTACACTGCTTGATGATGCTGCCGCAATTGAGCAAGCATCAGCACCTCCGCCTACCCCCACAGAATCTATTCCACCAACAACAGAAAACAAAACTAATCCAAACACTCTTACGGGTCCTGCCGACGGAGATAGTGGAGAAGGTCAATCAGAATCAACTCCTAATCCATCAGGTAATGTATCTGACTTGGGAGAAGTAGTTATTACTGCTAAGAGACCGGTTAAAGCAATAGAAGGAGCGCCGGCCAGTCAAAAACCAGGTCTACGCCCACAAAACCCCTTAGGTAATTTATCAAGTTATACATATCAAATTACGTTGTATATGATAACACCTGATGCGTATGATGCATTTATTCTATCTGGAAGAAATAATATTAATGCCATTAATAATGTTGCTAATCCGCAAGTGGCTACTGAAGTTGAAAATAATATGTCAGGCGCATATATCATAGCACAAAGTGGTGGAATAAACAATAAAACAAGTAAACGTGCATTTGATTATGATTTTTATATAGATGAGTTAAAAATTAAAACTAAAACAGCTGGCCCTGCTACTAGTACTGCATCTAATGAAAGTGAAATTTTATTTAATATTTATGAACCATATGGTTTCTCATTCATATCAAAACTAACATATGCTTCCCAGTTATTGAGAGAGAAAAGTAAATTAAAAAATTTTAAAGATTTAGTTAATGCTACTAAAGCATTTTTTATATTAGGTGTTAGATTTCAAGGATATGATTCTGAAGGAAAAGAAATATCAGCAAGTACTACATACAATCAGGATAATAGAGATATAACTGGCGACTCTGGTGGAGTATTTGAAAGATTTTTTGACATTAAAATTAAAAGTTTCAAATTTAAACTTGACGGCAAAATGACTGTATATAATATTATAGCCGCACCAATTGCCCCGCAAACTGCATTTGGTGTAAAATTTGGCAGATTGGATCGCGGTGGCCGATATCAAGGTAATACAGTAGATCAAGTATTAAACAGTTTAGTAAGTCAATTAAATCAATATCAAAGAAACAGAGTTAATTCGGAAACTCCGGATGGTATTATACCAAATGTTTATAGTATTAGATATTTAGGAGATGCAAAGGCAGCCATTGGTGACGCAACTATTGTAAGTATTGCTGATTTAAACAAATCAACATGGCCTATGAGTTTAGCTAAAAATGTAAATCAAGTTAATGAAGGTATTTCTGTAAAGGCTGTACCTAATAGTAATAGTAGAACTATTACATTTGCTAATGATGTATCTATAATGCAAGCAATAAGTTCAATCATATCACAAAGTAGTTATTTGGAAGATGCCTTAAATTTAGTTATAAAATCAACTACTCAACCACCTCCGGCTGATAAAGGTGGTCCTAATGTTCCGGATCCTAAACCGAATGCCATTAAATGGTATAATTTAGGATCTGAAGTTAAATGTTTAGGGTTTGATAAAATAGCAGGTGATTTTGCGTATGAAATTACATATGTTATACAACCGTATGAAACTCCATATGTAACTAGTCCATACGTAAACAAAACTACAAAATATTATGGGCCACATAAAAGATACGAGTATTGGTTTACTGGAAAGAATTCAGAAATACTAAACTATGAACAAAAATTAGATAATGCATATTTTATAGCGGCATTGAATCCAACCGGTGCCCCTGCAAGTCAGGGTGGCGGTCAAGATATAGCTACCATAGAAGGCAAGCGACAAAATCAAGATAGAACAGGTAAATTAGATGTAGGTAAAGAAGCACAAAATTCTTATCTAACTAGTTTATTTGATCCCGGTTCCTATGCTACTGCAAAAGTTACTATTATGGGTGATCCTGATTTTTTAGTGCAAGATAGCCCTAGTTCAGCAAATCAAATATACCGTCAATTTTATGGCAAAGGATTTACTATAAATCCAAATGGTGGTCAAGTGTTTATTGAAATAGATTTTAAAGAAGCAGAAGATTATAATAATGATAACGGATTGTTAACTATAAATCAATCTATATTATTTTGGAAATACCCCAAAGAAGTTGCATCATTAGTTAAAGGAATAAGTTATCAGGTTATAGAAGTAGTTAGCAGTTTTTCAAAAGGTAAATTCACACAAGAATTAGATTGTAGGATAAATTCTATGACAGATTTAATAACTAAAGAAGCTACTAATTCAGCCGGTAGACCTGTTGTATTAGATGCAAGTGGTCGACAAACCGGGGCGAGTGACGCTAGACTTGGACCAATTATTACAGAAGAAGATAACAACCGAGCTATAGCTGAAGTAAATAATCTAGCAAGTAGATATCCAGCTACAACAAATAAAGCTCTTAATGCATCATCTGAATCTAATGATGATAATGTAGTAAACCCGACAAAACAACCTGCAAATCGAGGCGGTAGAGAAGTAGACTTAGCGCAGGCTAATGCGGCATTAGCTGCCAGAGCAAGGGATAACGCCGCAACAAATGCTCAGTTAAGATTATTAGGAAGACCAAGGGGCGGAACATAATATATGGCATATGATGAAATAAAACCTAGAGGTAGTACTAAAGCAAGTCAACCGGATGCAGGTGGTGCAGTGCTACGTAGTGTACCGTTATTTGGTATTGTTAAAGACAATATTGATCCGGTACGTTCAGGTAGACTACAAGTATACATTAGTGATTTGGGTGGACAAAATCCAAATGATAGTACTTCTTGGGTAACTGTTAGTTATATGACTCCCTTCTATGGAGTAACTATACCTTCAGGGGCAAATACCGGGTTTGGAGAATATACTAAAAATCCCAACAGTTATGGCATGTGGAATAGTCAACCAGATATAGGCACAACGGTTATATGTATATTCATTAATGGTGATCCTAATTATGGTTTTTGGATAGGATGTGTACCTCAAGCCGAAGCGTTACAAATGGTTCCTGCAATTGGTGGTACAGATAATATTGTAGCAAATGCAGGTGAAGCAAAAGGATTAGGCGGTGCCGTAAGATTACCTGTAACTAACCTTAATAGTAATAATGCAGGAATAGCAAACAGTAATAGATTTTTAACTGATGCCAAACCAGTACATAGTTATGTTGCTAGTATACTAGCACAACAGGGATTAATTCGTGATCCTATTAGAGGTGTTATTGGATCCAGCGCACAACGTGAAACACCATCACGTGTTGGTTGGGGAGTAAGCACACCGGGTAGACCTATATACGAGGGTGGATTCACTGATGAAACAATTGCTGACGCCGCAACGACTCAAGCTCAAGCCGACCTTGCAGGTTTAAAAGTTATTGCACGAAGGGGTGGCCACACTTTAGTAATGGACGACGGAGACATTTTAGGTAGAGACCAGCTAGTAAGGATACGTAGTAGTTTAGGGCATCAAATATTAATGAGTGATGATGGTCAAACATTATTCATTATTCACGCTAATGGACAAAGTTATATTGAATTAGGTAAAGAGGGTACAATTGATATGTACTCTACTAACTCATTTAATGTAAGAACACAAGGTGATTTGAATTTACACGCTGATAATAATATTAATATTAATGCAGGTAAGGCACTAAACATAAGTGCTGATACTATTGCAATTAATAGCGAAAAACAAACCACACACAAAGTTGGAACAGATTTCAGTTTATATGCCTCTGGTACATATACAACTAAAGTAGATGGTAAGATGAGTTTTGCTAGCGCAGCCGATTCATCATTTTATAGTGATTCTATAACATATTTTAACGGTAGTAAGATTAATTTAAATACAGGAGCATCAAGTTTAGTTCCTCAAGAAGTTAAACCATTACCAGTAGTAGCACATACTGATACATTAAATGATGCTACTAAGGGTTGGTTAGCGGCACCGGGCAAATTATTAAGTATTGTAAGTAGAGCACCTGCACATGCACCATGGTCTAGTGCTAATCAAGGTGTGGATGTTAAAGTTAATAACAATGCAAGTGCGGCATTACCGGCAGCACCAAGTTCAGCAGTAGCGGCTACAAATGCAAGTGCAGGATCACCCATTACTCCAGTAACGGTTGCAGTAGCTGCCACTGTGCCTCCATCGGCAGCTATTAGTGCGGCATTAGATAAGAACACAACGGGTACAATGGTTGGGCAAATATCTACGTTGGCTGCTACAGGACCCGCGGCCGCTGCAGTGAAATTGGGTGCAAGCGCAGTAGAAACAGCAAATGGCGCTGTTGCGGCAGTAGGTGCAATGGCACAAAGTCCAGCACAACTTGAAGCAGCTGGTGTAATTAAACCAGGCTCGGCAACATTAGTTGAAAAGAATATAAAAGATGGTATGTCTATAACAAAGGCATTAACACCGAATTTGTTTACAGGAAAAGATGGAGCGGCAAATTTAACTAGCTATGTAAATAATCCCGTAGCACAAGTAGCAACACAAGTTGCCACTTTTACGCAAGCACAAACAGCACTAACACAAACTGGATTAATTACAGGTAAAGAATCAGGTACAGCTATAGCAGGATTGGTAATGTCAGCCGCTACAGCCGGTATACAAAATACTGTCAATTTAGTTAGCAATGCGGCAGGTGCAGTAGTAGGAGCAGTTAATGGAGCAATATCAAATGTAGTAGGTGCGGCAACTGGAGCATTGAATACTGTATTAGGATCAGCCGCAAGTTTAGTTTCTGCAGGTAATTTTGCAGGTAACTTGGCATCTACTGTTACTGGTGGTTTAAGTAGTATTGCAACTTCACTAACTGGTATGGCAAAAGGCGCAGTTGCTGGTATATCAGGATTATTAGATAGTGCTAAGGGCATTGCCGGTAGTGCATTTGCGGCAATTAGTGGTGCGTTACCAACACTAGCTGTTGGTGTCCCGCAAAATATTAAAGACATAACAGAAAAAGCACAAGCGGCTGCCCAAGCTCCGGCAGCGAATTCATTAACCGGAGCATTAAACTCAGTAACAGGTGGAATAACCGGAGCAATAGGTGCAGTAACAGGTGGGATAACTAGTGCAATTAGTGGAGTAGTAGGGTCAGTTACTAGTGGAATAACCGGAGCAGTAGGTGCAGTAACAGGAGTAGCATCTGGATTATTAAAAACAGCGACGGGTATAACAGCAAATCTATCCACTGGTTTGGGATCATTACCGGGAGGCGGAGCTGTATCGGCAGTAGTTGATAATGCAGTTGGTGCAATTAATAGTGTGCCGGGAGTTAGTGCAGTAACAGGATTAATTGGTCAAGCAACATCAATCACAAATGGTATATCTAGTTTAACATCAATTAACCCACTAGCATCTTCAGGTGCATTAAATGCAATTACAGGTGCAGCCGGATCGTTAACAAAAGGGTTAGATGATTTAAAGAGTGGTAAACTATCATTAGCATCATTAGCATCTGCTGGTCTACCAGCTGGCGCAGCCGCACAATTAAATGCCGCAATAAGTTCAATGAGTTCAGGAGGTGCAGTACAAATTAAATTACCAACAGTAGCTATTAATACCACCGATAGAGGAGAATTAACTCAATCAATAACATCGTTATTGGGTAGTGCAAAGATACCGATGCCAAACTTTGAAGGTAATCCGGCTACATTGGGAACAACTCAATCTGAAAGTAGTATTGCAGAATATAATAAAACAACAGAAGAAATTAACACACTAAATGATAAACGATTTGACTTACAAAAAGAACTAAATGATGCTAGATATGCTAGTACTAAAGCTAAAACTGAATTACCTGCAGGCGATCCAAGCATTGCAAGTGCAGAAGCGGCTCTCAATACTGCTAGAGAAAATATAACTAATTTAGATAAACAAATTGAAGATTTAAGAAAAAAAATAAATGCGTCAGCTACCGCTTAGCGGCTCCGTGACAGCATAACATAAATACAGTAGAGGATAATCATGCCAACATACATTGGATTCAGTACAATTAACGCTAACAAGCCCCGATCTACTAATTTACCAGCGGGTATTGCAGGTGGTGTGGGCTCTATGGTACAACCAGTTATTCCTGGTAAAAAGTTTAGGTTAGTTGACCAACAATTAGTTATACAAGATTTCATTAATGCATTGAATATTCAACAAGGGCAAAAAGTTGGAAACCCGGGATATGGAACTACTCTTTGGAGTTTTGTTTTTGAGCCTAATACGTTTGATGTACAGAACAAATTAGAAACAGAAATCAGACGAGTAGTTAACCAAGATCCAAGAATGATAGTTAATACTGTTAGCGCATATCCACAAGAAAACGGTATATTACTTGAAGTAGAACTAGCTGTTGCACCTTTTAATAACGCAGAAATTCTTAGTGTTTTCTTCAATAATAGTACAAATACCGCAGTAATTCAATAATCTTCCAAAAATGGTGTTTTCATTTAAGATAAATACTTAAAAGAGAACACCACTATGGCAACCAGCTCACGACAATCAGCATTATTCGGCGTTAACGATTGGAAGGCAATCTATCAAACCTTCCGTGAAGCCGATTTCCGTTCATATGACTATGAAACATTACGTAAAAGTTTTATAGATTATATACGTGTTTATTATCCAGAAACTTTTAACGATTACATTGAATCAAGTGAATTCATAGCATTAATGGACGTTATGGCTTTTATGGGTCAAGGTCTTGCATTCCGTAGTGATCTTAATGCCCGTGAAAACTTTATTGATACGGCTGAACGCAGAGATAGTGTTGTTAAACTAGCAAATTTAATCAGTTATACTCCTAAACGTAACCTAGCTGGCCAGGGTTATATTAAAGTAACAAGCATTCAAACTACCGAAAACATTACGGATCTAAATGGATTTAATTTAAGCAATCAAGCTATATTGTGGAATGACCCTGCTAATGTTAATTGGTTAGAACAATATAATACAATTATCAACGCAACATTGATTAACACACAGCGAGTTGGACGCCCGGGTAATACAGCACAATTATCAGGTATTAAAACGGATGAGTATACAATTAATATTCCACAAAACACATTACCAATTGTGCCATTCACTTCGGTTGTAGATAATCAAGCAATGAATTTTGAATTAGTTAGTTCCACTACGTTGGATGAAGATTATGTTTACGAAATTCCTCCTGCACCAAGTGGCAAAATGAATATGGCTTATCGCAATGACAAGTTAGGTTATGGCAGTCCAAATACAGGTTTCTTCTTTTATTTCAAGCAAGGAACATTGCAGAATTTTGATTTTAATTTAGCACAACAAATTTCAAATCAAGTAGTTGATATTGACATTGAAGGTATCAATAATACAGATACTTGGTTATATCAGTTAAGTACCGATAACAGTTCCGCAGTTAATAGAACGTTATGGAATCAAGTAGAGAATGTTTATGCAGATGCTTATTTACAAACTGAAAATAGCGTTCGCAGAATATTCTCAGTTGGCTCTAGATTTAACGACCAAGTTAGTTACGTTTTTGGTGATGGAGTATTTTCCGAGATCCCAGTTGGAACATTTAGAGCATATGTACGTGCAGGTAATGCATTGACATATACTATTGATCCAACTGAGATGCAAAATCTATCAGTTACATTAAGTTATATTAGCAGGTTAGGACGAACAGAAACACTTACATTAGGATTAGAATTACAGACACCAGTGTCAAACGCACAGGCAAGAGAAACATTAGCAAACATTAAACAACGTGCCCCTTCCCGCTACTATACACAGAACAGAATGGTTAATGGTGAAGATTACAACAATTTCCCATATACATTATACAGTTCTATTGTTAAAAGCAAAGCTATTAACCGCAGTTCAGTTGGCGTATCAAAAAACTTAGACCTGTTAGATCCAACCGGAAAATACTCCAGCACAAATTCATTCTCAAGTGACGGTGGTATGTATCAAGATGATACTGATGGTAATATATTATTAACTATCACTACATCCGGCGATATCATCACATTCTTAACAGATACATTAGGTGCACTATTAGCAGATAATCGTGCTAGACAATATTATATACAAGATTATACAAGATACAATGTTAATGCGGCTTCCGGTGACGGCACAGTATATTGGCAAGAACAAACAGTTAATGCTAGTAGTTTAACTGGTTATTTCTTTAATATTAATGGTAGCAATAATACTCCTATACCAGTAGGAACATATTCTACTTATAATATGAAATACACTACTAAAGGTGCAATGATTAAATTCACTGCACCGGCAGGATATTATTTTAGCGACACAAATCGTTTAATAGCCGGCATTGCTGGCCCATCTGATAAAACATATATATGGACTACTGTATTAAATGTAGTAGGTGACGGATACAATAATGGTGAAGGTGCATTCAGTAATGGATTAGGTCCAGTTACATTAAATGGTTATGTGCCGCAAGGCGCAATTGTAGCTACCATATTACCTGCGTTTGATAACTCATTGCCTAATATAGTAATACAAGAATGTATTGTTAGAATGGAATTAAATCAAAGCTTTAGTTTAATATTTGATAATAGTCTAACTATAGCACAAGATCGCTGGAGTATTGGTACATATGATGCTAGTAATTATTTTGTAAATATATTAAGTTTAGGAAGTAATCGTTATAGTATATCATATCGCTCATTGGCATACTATTTTGGTAGTGTAGCTGACACACGTTTCACATTTGAAAATGGTAAATTAGTATATGATCCTTTTAGTGGAAAAATATTACAAGACTTTGTTAAAGTATTAGCAACCAATACACAACCTAGTAGTAATTACCCATTAGCAACACCAATAACATCAAGTATTATTGGTCAAACAGTTGAAAGTGACGGCTACGTAAATGATTTTGAAGTTGAAGTAGCAAGTATTGATGTTAATGATAGAACTATTGTAAGTAATCCAGATTTCTTTACAGAAGTTACTGGTTATGTTAATGGTAATACCAATATTGGCATTTACACATTCTTTGTATTATTACAAGATGCAGTAAATCTCTCACGTTATCAATTAATAGCATCGACTGATGTAGTGTATATCTATTCAACTAAAACACAAATTGAAATAGTTAAGTATGAGTATCCAGAAGGTCAATTATTTTATGCATTTACCGATAATTTATTTTATACAACGATTCAAGATCAAACAGTTAACACACCATTTTATATTGTAACTGAACAACCACAATATATTATGAAACCAGGTCGTCAAGGATTACAATTCCAATATCGTCATAATAGTAATAATACGACACGTATTAATCCTGCTACTACAAACATTATTGATTTGTATGTAGTTACACAGGCTTACTATACTGCTTATCAAAATTGGTTACAAGATATTACTGATACAGTGCCAATACCAGACAAACCTACAATTAATGATTTGACACAAGCATATGGATCATTAAATGATTACAAGATGTTAAGTGATAGTATTATATTGAATAGTGTAGTATTTTTACCATTATTTGGACCTAAAGCGCCTGCTCAATTAAGAGCAACTGTTAAAGTAATTAGAGCAGGTAACACAAATGCAAGTGATAGTGAAATACGTAGTGCAGTTCTTTCTGCTATGAATACATATTTTAATATTAACAATTGGAATTTTGGAGATACGTTTTACTTCAGTGAATTGAGTGCGTATTTACATTCTGAAGTAGGAGATTTAATTAGCTCCGCTGTATTAGTTCCAAATGATCCTACAATGAGTTTTGGAGATTTATATGAGATTAAATCAGCTCCGTATGAAATATTTGCCAATGGAGCAACATCAAATGATGTTCTTGTAATTGCGGCACTCACACCAGCACAGTTACAAATAAGATAAGTAATATATAACCATAGAGAGAAATAATGGCAACAAGAATTAGAACATTAAATTTTCTACCTGAAATATTTAAAACAACTACCAATAGTCAATTTTTAAACGCAACGTTGGATCAGATAGTAGACCAACCAAATACTAAAAGAATTCAAGGTTACATTGGTAGTAGATTTGGGTATGGTGTTAATGCTAAAAATTATTACGTAACAGAACCTACAAAAACTAGAACAGATTATCAATTAGATCCGGGTGTAGTATTTCTAAAAAAAGACACAAGCACTGCACAAGATTTTATAAGCTATCCAGGTATAATTGATGGATTAAAATTAGAAGGTGCATTGACAGGTGACAATAATAGATTGTTTACTAGTGAATTTTATTCATGGGACAGTTTTACAGACCTAGATAAAATTATTAACTTTAATCAATATTATTGGATTCCTGAAGGACCTGAAGCTGTACCAGTTAGTACAGAAACTGTGTACAATGCTACAGATTATATTATTACCAGTACTCCTAATGGATATTTAGTAACTGCTACTGGTCAATCACAAGGCTCTACTAACCCGTCACTTACATTATTGCGTGGTGGTACATATACATTTAATGTTAATCAAGCTAGTGAATTTTGGATTCAAGGAATGCCCGGAATTACTGGTTACGACCCCAATCAACCTAATGTGCAGACACGTGATATATTGGGTGTTGATAACAACGGTGCTGAAGTTGGCATAGTAACATTTACTGTTCCTTTTAAAACTGCACAAGATGAATATGAATTACCCGGTAACAATCGTGTTGATTTAGTAACTACATTATTGTATGCTGATGTTGACGGGGTATTACTCAGTAGTTTGACAAATGGAATAGATGGTATCACCTCAATAGACGGTCTTACTTTAATGTTTTATAATAATGAAAATGAAACAACATTTTATACCATTACATATACCGGTGATATCACAGACCCCACAATAACGTTAGTTGCCGGTACTACAATTCCAGTTGAAGAAAACATTACAGCTAATTTTGGTACGGAATACATTGGTAGAACGTTCTACAGAACTACCGGCAGTGTAATTACTTTAATTCCTTATTTAAGTGCAATACTTGATACATTGTATTATCAAGATGGAACGTCAAGTAATAAAGTAGGACAAATTAGATTAATCTCTAGTAATACAACTAACCGTATTGATGTGCTTACTGATATTATAGGTCAAGCAAACTATACATCTCCAAATGGAGTAGTATTTACTAATGGATTAAAAGTAATATTATCAGGAGAAATATATCCTGTTAGCTATGAGAATATTAGATTTTATGTTGAAGGTGTGGGTACAGCTATACAGTTGATTCCCGTAACTGATTTTGTAGCCCCGGAACCGTTCACTCAGGGTACATATATACCTTTTGACACAACACCTTATGATATTGGAAACTTTGATGTTAATTTGTATATTCCTGTTTTACAAGATTACATTACTATTGCTAGAAATAGTATTGATAAAAACCCATGGTCAAGAAGTAACAGATGGTTTCATATTGATGTAATTAATGCTACTGCTACTTATACTAATAATCCGTCGTTAGCTACAATATATGCTACTCCAGCAAGTAAAGCCAATCGTCCAATTATTGAATTTTACCCTAATTTGCGTTTGTTTGACGCAGGAGTTGTTGGCAAATCACCAATTGACTTTATTGATTTCAGAACAACTGATGCGTTCAATGATGTTACCGGTGTTGCTGGACAAGAAAGTTATTATCCTGATGTAGAAGTATATACAGCATATACTGGATCAATTGTAGGTACTACAGGCACATCTACTACTATTTCTATCTTATCCTCAGCCGTTACTGGCGCATTCCAAGTTGGTCAATATATAAATGATAGTACTAATGTGTTGCCAAGAAATAGTCAAATCACTGCAATAACTGGAACAACCACATTAACCTTAACAGTATCTTGGGTTGGATCACAAACTATAGTATCAACTTCAAATGAATCATCATTCATTGCTAATGACATACAAAATGATAGTTATTCTGTATTCGACGGAGCACGTATTGTATTTGCAGCCGATACTACACTAAATGTAAGAAATAAAATATATGTTGTTAGATTTTCTACATTGGTGTTTGGAGATTCTCCGGTAATTACATTAACAGAGGCAGAAGATGGACTTGTTTTAGCAGATGAACAAACATTTGCATTTAGAGGTTATAACTATCAAGGCATGGATTTTCACTTTGACGGCGCTAATTGGCAAGAAAGTCAACAAAAAACAACAGTAAATCAACCACCTTTATTTGATATACTAGATAATAACGGAATTAGTTTTGGTGATCGTGATATATATGTGGGTACATCATTTGCTGGTAACAAATTATTTGCATACGGCATTGGTACAGGAATTGATGATCCTGTACTAGGATTTCCGTTAACGTATAGCTCTATTGATAATATAGGTGATATAAGTTTTGATGTGTCATTAAACTCATCATCATTTAACTATGTAAGTGGAACCACACCTATTACACAAAAAGTTAATACAGGATATGTTTATAATTATAGTGATTTAACAACTTCTACTAGACAGTTGGGTTGGCAAACAGCAGTTGGACCTAGTGTACAATATCAAATATTTGAATTTGATTATTTTGCTACAAATCCTACTACAACATACACGTGTGATATTGCTAAATTAGCTAACACCGATAGTGCATGGCCCACTATACAATTATTTGTAAATAATAAAATACAAGATACAAGTGATTATACAGTAGAAACTACAGCTACTCAAACAATAGTAACTTTCAACGTCCCTGATCCAGCAGTAGATACAGTAATTGAAATATTATTATTAAGTGATCAGGTAAGTGAAACAGCCTATTATAGCATACCTGTTAATTTGAATAACAACCCATTAAATGAAGATATTACTTCTGTTAATGTAGGTGATATACGTGGACAATATCAAAGTAGTTTTTACAATAATCCAAATACTACCGGCAATGTATTTGGTGCAAACAATTACCGTGACTTGGGTAATATGGTTCCATATGGTAATAGAATTATTCAGAATAGTGCAAGTTTAGTACTACCCGGAGCATTTTTACGTAAACAAAATCATAATCTATTCAATGCATTGATGTATAACAGTAGAGAATATATTA